TGTACCAACTGAAACAGTTGCAGCATTCGTATCATCGTTTGCTGTTGTTACATTTAATACTACATCAATAATTTGTGAGTTAGCTGGAATAGTACCACATACTTGATTTAGATGAGAAGCTCCTGTAATATCAATCTTTGCAGATTGTGCCATTACAACAAAACCAGTATTAGCAACATTTGCTCCTAATGTAGTTCCTGAAGTTTCTCTAATCGAACCCGCTTTAATCGGTCCCGAAAAAGTAGTTGTTCCCATAGTCTACCTCCTTAGTAGTCAGCTTACGCTGTCGTAGGGTAACTAGGCGTATTGCTACGCCTAGTCAAGTTTATTGTTATTAATCTGCGCCTTGAGATCCGTAAACGGCTCTCCAGTCAGTGAAACCAAAAGAGTATCTTTCTCTTACTTTGTATCTTAGATTACCAGTTTCAAAATCGCCTTCAACAGCTTTTTTGATTGGTGCTCTAACAAAGTGTTTCATTCCATCAGGACAATCAGTCATAATGAAGTATTGGTCCGTGTCAGTTAGTCTTTGGTTAACGACTACTCCGCCCGGGATCATACCCATATTTCTCATTGCATTAATGTCATTATCTGCAGTTCCTGGTCTTAAATTAGACTTAAGGATTCTTTCAGCTATGAACACTAAATTTGGTGGAACGATCAGTTTCTGACCAGTTAAAGCGATAGGTATACCTCTATCATCTGTAGCTTCTGAGATTTGTACTAAAAGTGTCTCTAAAGACGTTTCAGATAAATCAGCAGGTGTTGCTAAAATGTTAGATGCAGTACCGCCGCCACCTAGAGGGTGTGAAGCATTCAATAAAGTTACTCCGTCACCACCTAATTGTGCAGTGTTAGTTGCATTGTTTAAGATGTTTGCACCTTTAATTTCCTTAGTGTGTTGCATTGATCTTGCTAAAGCTCTAGCATATTTTGCACCTAAAGATCCATATAGACCATCTTCTTCTGCTTCCTCAGTAATTGAGAATGCTAAAGCGATAGTTTCATGTACGTATCTTGATACAAATCCTTCTCTGCCAGATTCATAAGATATTGCAGCACCTTCAGCTTTTGTTGGTGCAGCCCCGAAGCCGATCATTTGTACATCTTCTTCGAAAGCTTTTTGCGATTGCTCTGTAGAATAGATTTCTCTCCATTGTTCAGGATATCTATCATATTCCATACCAAACACGGTGTTCAAACCTAGATTGAGCTGTTTGGTAAAAAGTGCTCTATTTAAAGCCATTTTTTAACTCCTATTAGTTAAGGTTAGACACCAGCCTGACGAGTACCGTATAAGTGTAAGTTAATTACAACTTCTACAAGTGCATCAGCTCCGACATCGTTGTTTGGTTTATCTACTAATCTTAATATTCTCAAGACTTTTGCTGTTGTAGCTAAAGTTGCTATGTCCAGCTCGTCTGTTGAATAACCAAAAGTAGTGTTTGCAGTAACAATTGTAACATTAGCCAATTCACCAACGTTTGCGTTTGCGAATGTGCCATTACATTGTACTTGGTACGTTATATTTGGATCGTCATATACTAAAGCTTTTACTGCAGTATTTGCTTTTACAGCTGTACTTGCATTCCAAACTTTAGAAAATTTGACATCACCAGTAGAGTCCTCAATGTATTCAACTCCATAGAATACACCTAATGCTGTTCCGCCAGCAGTACCTCTAATCACTGTACCATCTGTAGTCATAGTTACTAAGTCTCCAGATGCGATTGTTGTACCGTAGCTATTAGCAATAGGATATTCCTGAGGTCTGATAACTCCACCTGTTAAGTGCCTTAATGGAATAAATCCATTAGGTGTGTCAGCATTTGCCATAGTTATAGTCTCCTATTTATAGTTACTCTTTAAAACCACCTCTAGTAACTTCAGATTTGAAAGACTTCTGAATAGGATTTCCGGGTTGCTCAACTCTATGGATATCTTGTTCGACCGATCGCATTAAATTCTCAGTCATTTTAGCGTAATACATATTACGTTCATTTACCATTTCTTCTGGCATTTCACAGAGTAGCATTCCTTCGATACCTATATGACCAGCAAACTTACCATGTTCTATCGTTGGATAGTGACCAGCATCTTTGACCGTTTTAGGGTCACGAGGTTGCCAACCTTCTCTCAATCGTTTGGCTACGTTTGTCGGTGTTTCCTGACCTAAAACCATAGTTGCAATCCATCTCTGTTTGTAACCAGGTCTAGCTTCAGGAGCCTCCAATAAATTACTAGGGCGCCATTGTGAAACCTTTGCTTTTTCAGCTCTAGTTTCGTTGTTTATTTTATTACTCATAGTCGTGCTCCTTTACCTTCACGTATTGTTGCTAAAAGTTTTTACTTCTTTAGCAAATCGCTTTAGTGCCGCTTCATCATTTATATCAATACCGAAAGTTTGTGCGGTTCTGATATCGTCTTGAGTTAGCTTAACTCTATTACTGTCTGTTCCTTTTTTACGAGAAACTCCAGCTACAGGAGATTGCACTCTGTTGTTTTTTTGTACCACATTTTTTGTCTGTTTGGACAGCGTCTTCTTGACTTTTATTGAAATAAGACAAGCCTGATGTTTTTAATCTTTTATCCATTTCGATATAGTAATCTGGATCATTAACATCCCAACCTTCTTCAGTAAGTTCTGCATCAATACCATACGCCATTGCAGTTTCTTTTCTAAAACCAGGTTTATTAAACCATTCTCTATTATCTTTAACCCAATCTGCTGCTAAAGGTGGAGTTTGTGCTTGTTTTTTTTCAACTTTAGGTATTTCAGAAGATAATTCTTCTGTTTTAGACATTTGTCCTCTTATATCAGCCATTTTTTCATAAAGTTCTACTTGTTTTTCAGTATTACCTTCTTCAATTGCTGATTTAAGTTCACTAGAAACAGTTGTGTAGTTGTTTTTTAAGCTCTTACTAGCTATATCAAAAGTTTTTTTCTCTAGATCAGCTAATCTTTGCTCTAATTCAACAGCTTTTTGTTCTGC